CTAATAACTTATACTAAATAAACTATTTTCTATCTTATAATTAGTAATATATATTTCTCTCACTTTTTTATGTTTTTTATGCATATTTTTACCAAGTGTATAATCAATTTCTTTTGATAGTAAAATATTAAAATCTTTATAAAGTTCTCTTACCACCTTATGATCATTGTAACTAATCAAAAATCTACCTTCTATATTTTTCAACTTCTCAGATAAAAGTCTATGTTCCTTAATATCAAATCCACCTGTATTTTTATAATAACTTTCTGTCTCAACATAAGGAGGATCACAATAAAAAAAGGTATCTTTTGAATCATAAAGTTCTATTAAATCTTCAAAGCTTTTATTTTCAACAGTTACTCCCTTTAATCTATTACTCCACTTCATATATGATTTATAAATATTATAAGGATTTGTCATTGCTTTTGCAGACATTCCAAAGTTATCTCCTTTTGATCCAAAACTTTGGGTCAAAATATATAAATAGAAAGCTGCAGCTTCTATATTGTTTCTTGGCTTAATTTTTTTATTTTTTATCTCATCAAATAATTGTCGTGAAATTAACAATTGGTTTAAATACATTGATAGTGTCTTAGGATTATTTCTTATAGATTTGTGTAAATTTACAAGCTCTTTATTTATGTCATTTACAACTTCTAATTTTGATTTGTTTTTTGAATATAATATATTTAATGCCCCACCAAAAACCTCTACATATAACTTGTGTGGTGGTATCATTTGTACAATTTCATCTGCTAGTTTTGATTTGCCACCTACCCAACCAAATGGTGCTGATAATTTTTTATTCATTTTTCCCTCTTAAATTTAATTTAAAATCTTTTAGATAATATTCTTTTCGCAGAGAGCGAGGGGTCGAAGTTTTGCTCTCTGTCCTTGACTTTTCAAGGCACTCCTTTAAGGAGTACCCCTCAAATACTACATTGATACTCTTTTCATCCATCCTACAAAATTCATTTCTTGCTCTGGATTGTGCTTAATAATTATCTTATACCAATAGTACTGTTCACCATTTAAGACTTTCAATAATTGTTTTTTTTCACCTCTTCTTAGTACTATTCTTAATGCTTTTAATGTTTCAATTCCAATCCAACCATCATCTTCTAAGTCTTCAAATACTCTCTCATTTCTATTCATATTATTCAATGCTGTTTGAAGAATAAAACCTGCTCTATATTGACCCATGTTTACACTTGTATCAAATAGTTCTATTGCAATGTCTTTATCATCAACCTTTGAAAGCTTCAACTTCTCATAATCCCAAAAATCATTCTTATAAATAAGCTTTGCTTCATTTAATGTAAGGTTTTTAATATCCAAATCAGGATATGACTTTTGTGAAATTCCAAATTTTGTTTTTCCACCATTGTCATATTTACTATGTACAAAGCCTTTTTCTACTGCAAGTACTTCTTTAAATGCTTCATCAAAATAACTCATTTGTCTTTATCCTTAAATTTTCTATTTAAATTTTCTTCTGTTTTATTTCTTATCATCAATAGTGCAAAGGATAAGAAGTCTTTATCTTCAAGCTCTTTTCCTGTTCTTATTGTATATGCATTCCCAATGATTGAATAAAACTCAATCACAATAAATGTACCAATCACAAAAGATATAAAATCATCAACTTTATAACCTACTCCTTTTGCGGTAAATGCAAACAAAAAAGGAAGGAGCAAAGTTATAAACTTCATATATGCTCCAATTTCAAATTTATATCTTGTAATTCTTTTACATAGTTTTCTACTTTTCATCATGCCTGTAACAAAGTCCAATAACATAAACACAATAAGTATTGATAACTGTTCTCCATGTTCTTCAAGAAGCATCAAGAACGGTAAATATAAAAAATTCATTAACATTGCTTTGGGTGTTAATAAACTAATAGCTGCAGACTCTTTTACTGGCATTTTTCTTCCTTCTTTTACCATGAACAGATTAAAGTAATCAATCTGTTTTTATATTTTCCAAACTTTACTCTACAAGCTTTCCCGTGCTTGTATCCACACTATAAACATATTCGATAACGTCAGCTACTTTATCAAGTTGATTATCTTCAATCTGTTCTTTTGTTGCAAATGTTACTACACCTTTTTCTACAACTTTATATACTGCTACACCTAGTGTTTTTACAACTTCTTTGTCATACATCTTTCCAGAGATTGCTCCTTTGATATACTCTTTTAAAACTGGTGTACCATCTTGATTAAAGACTACTTGTCCTTTTTCATCTTTAACAACCTCTGTTTTTACACTACAACCTGTGAACACTAGAGCTGCTAGTGATAACATAACTAAAACTAATTTTTTCATATTTCTATTTCCTTTCCTTTTGAATTTTTCTTATCAATCACTTTGTCTGCCCAAAAAGCTTCATCGCCAAAATCTTTTACCGATTTAAAAAATGCTCTTGCTTTTACTCTTCTGTATTTTTTTAATAATTTATTATCTGTAGCTGCAACAATTCTTTTCATATTTTGAATAAATCTTCTATCAGCTTCAATTTTGTCCTTTTCTGACTCTCCTCTTTCATAATCAAAATCATGAATATCACAAGGTTCTTTAAAAATCTTACCTGGTATTAAGAAGTTGTACCAAGCACCTTTTGCACCACAACCATTACAAACTTCTTTTTTCTTTTCTTCTGATAAATCCCAATAATCAGGATGTGCATATAATGTTACTTTCATTATTTTGCTCCTATAACTTCTGCGTATTTTTCATATGCTTGTACACCGGCTTCTGCTATTGACTCAATTTGTACACTATGAGATTTATTATCTTTTCCTAGCCAATTTTTTGTTTGTTTATATATAGAGTCATATACTGTTTTAAACTCTGGATTACTTACAACAAGAGCTTTTATAAATTGATAATTTGCAAGAGCAATAACACCTGTCAAATCTGCTCTACCTCTTGAATGAGCATCATATTCAACAGTATCAACCGTTGCTGTTATCATTTCAATATCTTTAAGCTTTTGTTCTTTTGCTTGAACTTCTACATGTTTTGCTACTGCTTCAGTATCTTTAACCCAAGACTTAGTTGCATCATCCCATTTATCAAACTCTTTAGGAACTAAAAGAGTATGCTCTGCTTTAATAGCTCCTAAATAATCTACTTTTAACTCTTGTTTTATAGAAGTTTCATAAACAGTTTTATTTCTATTGTCTTCTATTTGTTCCCACTTGTTTAGCTCTCCATCAAAACAAACTGCAAAACCATCTTTTGCTGCTAATGGTTCTTTTTCTGTTGTATTTGGAAGAGAAGTTCCAAAAGCTTTATTTACTTCTTGTTCTTTTAAATATTCTTTTGTTTTTCCATCATAAAAATATAATTTCATTTCATTCTCCTATGCTGCAACTATTAAAGGTAATAGTGCAATATTTTTAGGTCTTGTTTCTTCTCCACCTGTTGCACCAGTAAGAGTATGAGCCTCACCAGTAAATCTTGAAGAACCTTGATTACCATATGCTCCATACATCTGCATCCCATTATGAGTATGACTCTTAAACTCATCAGCTTGATATGTAGCTACACCTCTATTTGAAGCTCTAAAGAAAGCTTCATCAAGATTTGGAACTCTAAAAGTATTAACTCCATCTCCTGAAGAGTAATAAGCACACATATCATCTGTAGTATTTTTAGTTTGCCAGTCAGCCTCTGATAATAAAAACTCAGAATGGGCTTCTACCCATGTCCAAAGTTTTGGATAATCAGCTCTATTAAATTCTCCACCAAAAGCAACAACTGTAAAATCATAAGCCTCATATGAAAGCATTGGATGAGCAATAGGAAAAGTCACTATATTAGAAATTTTAGTTTCAATCTCATCTTTTGATAGAGTTTCCTCCTTAGTGTAAGCTCCTACTTGAGAAGCAGTTACATTGTGAGGATTTGTTTTATTATTCGCATGTTCAGTATGAAGACTATTTATTTTCTCATCAATCTTATTACTTGAATATGTTGTTGTATTTGATTTTGTAGTATCATTGATACTTCCATCAGGCATTGTTGCCATAGTGTTTTCTACTATAGTTCTTGACTCAGATACATAACTTTTATTTTGTGCAACTTGCACTGCACTTGTATTTACTTCTTCTGCTACTTGATTTATTTGATTTTTAAATAAATTCAAAGATAAACATATTATTCTCAATCTACCCCAAACATAACCTGCATTTGTTCTAAATACACTACTTGGTTGTCCTTCGATAGGTATTTTATTTTCTTCTATCTCTGGGATAACTTCATTTATTTGTGAAGCACTCATCACACTACTCCTTCTATTTCTATTTGATAAATTGATTTTTCATAACCTATTGGAATATCAAAGTCTTTATACAATCCAAAAATTAATAATGACGCATATCCTTCTTCTCTTTCATCTGCGATAAACAAGCAGACTTGTGCGTTTAATAAATCTAATTGCTCCTGTATCTCATCAATCAAATCATTTGATACTAAAACATTTGCAACAACTCTTTTATAAGTCATTGACTTATCCGTTATTACCACTCCTTTGTCATTTTTAGTTTTAGGAATTATATTTCTAACACTTACTATAGGAGAAGGATTTAAAAGAGTTATTCCTATATCAGTACTTGTTCCAAATGCAATATGAGTGCATGTTGCTGTTGTTTCTGCATTATCAATTATTACTTCCATAGTTGCGTTATATACCATTGGTAGATTTCTGAAATGTGCTGCTTTTCTCTCTTTTGCTTTTGTATAGGTCCAGTCATACCAATTTGTAACAAATCTAATAATGGTTTCTCTTGTTTGTTCATACAAAATATTGTCATTTGCATCTCTAATGATTACTCTTACTGATTTTGCGTTTAGTCCAAAAAAAGCAACAGTATCAACATCTCCTACATTGAATTTATATTGAATACTATTAAGGTTTGAAGTTCCACTACTCATCTTTGCATCAAAGATTCTATGTCTATTAGTCTTACTTTGGGGATACCAAATCAAACTATTTGTTCCTGGTTCAATACCTGTAGTACCATCTTTCATACATTTATAAATAGTGTCACCGTATTGTGTTTCTTCATCTTTGTTATAGACCTTGTTATTTTCAGGAATATAAATATCAATATTCGTTTCGTATTCTGGAACATTTGTTTCAACAATATCAATTGGGCTTTGAGGAACTATCAACATTATGCAACTCCTTCCTCAGTAATTTTTCTAAGCTTTTTAATCTCATTTGCTTGTTGAATAGTTACTATTGTAAGGTTGTCTAACTTTTCTTCCAGTGCTTTAGTATTTGATGATTGAATTGGAATTCCATATTTTCTAAGTTTATTACTAAAGTCACTATCAATAACCATTTCGCCTTGGTGTATTAAGGCAACTTGATCATGTGGGATGTAAGAACTTCCAATATCATAACTTGGAAGATTTACTAACTGACCATTTATATTTATCTGATTATCAGTTATTGCTCCTACTGAATTAAAAAACTCAATCATATTTTCAAAAGCATTTAGATCTATATCTTTTAGTTCCTGGAAGAATGTAGATACATCAACATCTTCAATATTTATATACGATAAGTTTTGTCTTAACTCTTCTAATTCATTTTGAAATGATAAAGCACTTTGAGCTTCAAAAGAACCTCTAAAGTTAATCTCATTTGCTGATACTAGATTTCCACCATCTTTGAAACTTGAAATACTAAGAGGGTCTGCTGCAATTTGCTCTAAAGATTTTTGAAGTTGAGTTATCACACCTACATTTGCTACATCAGTTTCATTTCCACTTGTATCTAATACTTTTACTTTTAAAATCTCATTGTCTATATTTATCTCATTTTGTAAATTTTGAAGCTCCCCAACTAAAGTATTAGTAATAGAAGTATTATCTCCTGTTTGAGCAGTTTGGATTTGAGTTGATAATGAGTTTAATTCTCCAACCAAAGAAGAAAGCTTTGCTGATTCAGTTTCTGTTAAATCACCATCTTTTAATAAGTACTCTTCAATTGAAGCTCTTTTTTCCCAGAAGTTTTTGATTAACTGTTCTTGTGCATTTGCTCCGTCTGAACCTGATAAAAGAGTATTAATAGTCTTTTCAATATTTTCTTCTATTTGAGTGAACTTTGTAGACATTTTCTCTACTGAAGCTACTGCAGTTGTAAAAAGTTCTGCACTTAATCTATCTAGTTCTAGTGCATTTTCTATTTGCGTGTAGAACATATCTTTACTACTATCAATAAGTGTTGCAAAATCATCACTTAGTAGTAATATTCTTCCTAAAAGTTCCTGCCCTTCTGCAGTTGAAATATCTATTGAATCAACTAATTGTTTAAACCCTTCTATACTTGTAGGCATAATTGTATTAAGTTTCTCAAACTCTTTGTTCATCTGTTGAGTTTGAAAATCTAATTGTTGTTGGTCATTTAATACACTTACAAAAAAGTCTTCTAATGACTCTGCTAACTCTGCTGTGCCACCTGCTCCAAGTAACATTTCACTTGTTAAATATTTTGACTCTTTTCCTACAAGTTCTAACATTGATCTTATATCTTCAAAACCAGTGTACATTTCAAATAGTTCTTCAGCACTTCCTGTAAAAGTTTCTACCATTTGAACAACACCATTATCTAAGCCGTATATACTTTCATCTAGTTTTATAATAGATTGAGAAAGTACTTCAAGAGATACATTTCCTTGTTTATTTTCAATATCTTTATAGTCCACATCTTCAAAAGCATATCCTAGTCTATTGATGTAGTACTCTGCTTCTTTCATCCCAGATGCAACTCTTGTTAGAGTTTCAAACATACCCTCGCCAACTTGTTGGAACTCTCCCATTAAAGGAAATACTGAAGTTGCTAAGTTATCACCAACTTTTCCAAATACTGCTGTTAGTGTTTCAGTAATTTGACTTCCAGATTTACCTCTTAAAGATATTTTTCCAAGATTAACTGTAAATTTACTAAGACTTTGAGCTGTTTGCTCTTCAGATTCTTCAAGAGCTTGCCCTGCTGCTACCATTGCATCATAGTAGTTTGATAAGATAAGCTGAAACTGCTTTTCAGTCTCTTCATTCATTGCTTTATAGTGAGTTGTATACCAAATTTTTGTCTTATCTTTTTTAAACCATCCACCTTTCTTTTTCTTTTTGTGTCTGATTGTTTGGTATGCATTTCCATTTATATCTTCAATAGCTGCTTCAAGTAATTGAGGAGAGAAATATAACCCTGCATCAGAAAGGCTTGTTTTATAACTAGTTCCGCCACCAAAAATTCCACCAATGATTTTTGAAGTAAGATGAGAACCTGATAGTACACTTGCAATACTACTTCCAACATCTTTCCCAAATAACTTATTAGATATGGTTTCTAATATTTTTCCACCTACAAAATCACCTGTTAACATTCCATGAACTATTGTTGGGTCGTTTTGTAATTTAAATAAAGGTGATTCTTCCCATTTATCAACCATTCCTTTTTCATATTTTTTAATAGCTGAAAAATCTCCACCTAGTGCAAATCCACCTGCTCTAATAACACCTGCTGCTACTCCTGCAATTTTATCATCAATACTTTGTAAGCTTTTTTCCATAGAACTTAATAATCTAAACTCTGGTCTTGCTAAATCCTCTAATAGAGTTAAAGAGTTTGCTATGCTCTCACTTTGAACACTTGAATCACCAAGAACACTTCCTGTTCCTGTATTTGCTGCCATTGCAGATACTGAGTCATAACTAGTACTTACTTTGTCTTCTCCACCACCAAATGCGATATTTGCAGAAGATAAAAGTGAAGCAACACTTGCTGCCATTGCTGCCATTCTTGCAAATGCTGTATAAGGGTCTCCACTACCTTGAGATAAAATAGCTCTTACTCCGGCTACAACTGCAAGTCCACTTTCTACCATTTGAAAAGCAGCTGCTTCTCTTGAACCTTCTTCAAACATTTGGCTCATTGCACCTGCAAGAGAACCATAGCCTACTATTTGAGACTGTACTGATGACTCATTTATTGCTGTGATTTTTTTACTAAGGCTTATTTCTGCATTTTTATATTCTTGTGAATCTTTTGAAATATCTTTGGTAAGTTTATAAAAATCATTTTGAGCTTTTAGTTTCTCTTTTTCACTCTTCTTCTCTATTCTTCCTAACTGAATAGTTGACTTAGCTATATTTTGAATGTTAGATGCAACACCTTCAAGATTTGCATTCCATTCAAGAGCTGTTTCACTTAATGCAAGTTGAGAATCAATTATGCTCATATACTGGTTATTTGTATCTATTAAAGTATCATTTGCATCTTTGCTTAAAGAAGAAAGATAATCTTGCTTTGCAATTTTTAAAAACTTTTCTATCTCTTCTGCAGTTGCATCGATATATCTATTTCTTATCTGACTTTCTTTTATTGCCCATGCATTTGAATAGTCACCTAGAGTCTGGTAATAAACTTGCCAGTCTGACAAGCTTGTAGTGTATTCTCTTTCTTTTGTTTTTTTAGGTTTTTTTTCTAGTTTTTCATCGTATTCTTTAATCTCTTTGGTCCATGCTCTTATAAGAGTAGATGTATTTTTGCCATTCTTTTCTAATAATAAATAGTGGCTCATCCATTTATTATTAATTTTACTTAATCCTGCTTCATATGGATATAAAGTATTCCTTGCAAGTTCTTGTATCTCAGAATCATCAAAATCATATAATGTTTTTTTATTCTCTTCTTGTTCTTTATATAACTCTTTTATTCTTTTATTTATAGCTATTAACTTCTCTTCTGCTTCATCTTTTACAGAAATTGCTAAAGTTTTTGACGAAAAAAGGCTAAATATATTTTCATATTCTCCTACAATAATCTGTTCTGCATTTTGCCACTCTTTAGAGATTTTTTTTGCTTGTTCTTCTAGTACACTAATATCATTGATTCTTGATACTTCATCTACAGAATTAATATTGTTTTTAAATTCAATAATAAAATGATTTAGTTGTTGTAATACATCAGATGCATTTACAATATCATCAGTAAGTCTTTCAAATAAATCATCTGATACTGTTTTACTTAGTAAGTCATAACTATTTCTAAGATTACTTAGCCTTGTATCAAAACTATCAACTGCTTTAAACCCTGATAACTTTTCTTTAAATAGATCAACTACATTGATACTATTTTTTATCTCTTCATTTGATAATCCAATTGCATTTAAAAATCTTCCCATATCTGATGAAACTTCAACTGTACCAGTTGATAGTCCATCCATTGCACTAAGCATTGCATCAAAGCCTACTTTATTACCTACTGCAATAGATAGTTTTTCAGTTATTTCAATCATGTCATTTGTTGTTGCACCTACTTTTTTCATTCCAAGGTACATTGCATCATATAACTGAACAGTTTGATTGAAAGTGTGTGGAGTTTTAGCATTTATCTTTAAAAGCTCATTCATTGCAGATGTTGCTTCTTTATTTGCTAAAGCTTGTTTTTCAGTAATGTCAATTTGATTACCTAAACTATCAATATTTTTACTTGATACCATTATCATAGTTGATAATGAATTATTGATATTTTCAAACTCTCTATTTACTTTTATACCATTTAAATAGATATCTCCAAGAGTTTGTTTAAAAGCTTGATAACCTGCATAAATATGTCCTGCAATATTTATTCTTTTCATAAAAGTATTAGCAAAAGTATCTGCATCATTAAATGACCTTCCAATATCTTTTACTTCATTTTTTAACAATACAAGTTCATTTGTATTTGAATCAATTTTAAATTTAATTCTAATATCATTTTTATTACTTGTCATACTTTTGCCTTTTTGCTATAATATTTTTATGAACTATTTTGAAAATCCATTAAATATTGTATTTACTTTTATTATCTGTGGTTTAGTTGGTTTAGCTATACCATTCTTATTTGTTCTTATTGGCTAACCCTAGAGCTGATAGATTTTAATAACTGAAATATTTCTAAAGAATCTAATTCAAATTTTTCACAATAATCTTTAACTACCAAGTACTCTATTTCTATTCCAAATCCATTTGATTTTCTACTTAGATGAAAGATATTATGAATCATCACTTCCCATTCATCTTTTAGCCTGTAGCGAAAGACACCATTATCTTTTCCTGATGTCTTTATTACTGCTACAATATTTGCTACTTTTTTTCAATAGCCTTTGATACTAGCTCTCTTAAACTCTTATAAACAAGTGAGTAGCTAATACCTATTTCATCAATCTTCTTTTTAAGAGAACTTGCATTCTCACCTTTTACACATAAGTCAAATGCTTCTTCATGATTTTTTTCAATTGCATCTGCTACTGAAATAAGATTTTTTTGAAGTTCAGAAATATCTTTTTTTAATGAAGAGATTCTTTTATTCATAGCTTTTTGTTCTTTTAATAGTTCTACATCTGAGATTTCACTAGATGATAAAATCTGCTTGTTTAAAGCGTATTCTTCTTCTAGTTCTTTTAACTCAAATGTTTTATTATCAAGTTCTTCAAACTCTGCTGCTCTATCTTTTGCATTTGCATCTAGCTGTTTTTTGATTTCTTTTGTAATTTCACTTACTGTAACTTTAAAAGAGTCACCATCAATTTCGATTGTTACATCATGTTTTGTTTTAATCATGCTTTACCTTTACGCTACGTCCATGATGTATTCATCATAAAGTTTTCCATTAGTTTTTAAAATTGCAAAATCAAAATTTAACTTTGCAAACTCTTCAATAATCATTGGTAAATCCCCATTTGGAGTAATTACTGCAGAAGGGATAACAATAACTGGTTTCTTCGCACCATCTTCATCTCCCACAAATTTTAATGAACCTTCAACAATAGGTTTATTTCCTGCTTCAATTTTTGGAATTACAATATCTGCTGTTGCAACAGTTCCATCAGGTAAAGTATCTCCAGCAGTAAATGATTCAGAAGTTTCAGTTCCTAACATAAACATTGATAAATTTTTAAGATTCACTTTTTGCGTTGAAAACTTACCTGATGCAGAAATAGACTTAGCAACCTTTTCTACAAGAGCTTTCATAACTGTGTCTTTAGAGAAAGCATCTGCAAATTCCACACTATGAGAAATAGCTGCTTCTTGAATCTCACCAATTTCAAATTCAGTTCCACCCTTTGGAGTAAAATAAAACTTTCCTCCACCGATATATCTATCTCCACTTGTAATCATTTTTTATCTCCTTGATTTACTTTTTTTACTGCTTCTGCAGTCACTAATGCTTCTAGTTCTTTCCCTTCTGGAAAAGAAATACCTTCTGTTCCTGGTTGGATAGTTTTTTTACCTGGAATTTTTAAAGGCTTTAAAACTTCTACTTCAATTTGTTTTGCCATGTAATCTCCTTTTATTTACATTTGGCACTTATAAATACTGCTGTATTTTCTAAGTTATATTTATCATCAACATCACTTCCAGAAAATTCAAAATCTGGATTGCTGATAGATAAGTTTTTTGTTGCTTTTACCATCTCAAGAGTTTTTGTTTTGTCATATTTAAAAATAACTGCAAACAAAGCTTCATATTCAAGTCTTGAAATTGGATTTCGTTTTATGACTTCTACTACTTCACCTTTTATTGATGAAGGGATTGATTCTCTTATTAGTCTTTCTGCATCAGTTTCAGTCATTTTTTACAAGTCCTATTGTCCATTCTAGTTTTAGTTCATCTTTATATTCAAAGTTTTGGATATAAAAAACTTCACTATCAATGGTTATTTCATCTTCTTCTTGTGGGTTTGGCATATCTGAAACTAACACAGAATAAATTTCCCCCGTGAAAGTTTCAAAGTCATAATCCTCTTGTTTTAAAAGAGATACTTCTAAGCCTTTATATATTGCTTTTACTCCAAACTCTTCATTATCATAGAAGACTTCAAAGTCGCTTTTAAAGTCATCTAACAAAGGCATTATTCACCCTTAATTTTTGTATCAATTAAAGCTTTTAAAACACTCACATTTTCAGATTCTTCAGCAACTACAACATCAATACCAACTCTTACTGCAAATGCTTCAAGCTCTTTTCTTCTTAAGTTTTCATATTCAAAAGTTAAAATCTCTTCATCTGTTAGATTAAAAATCTTTTCAATTTTAGATGAGTGCTTTTTTTGTTTTTCAAATTCTTCTTTTGTAGATTTTGAACCTTTTGTATTTAAAATATAAAGGTCAGACAAAGAAGCACTTACTTCTAATATTTGACCTTTTTTATAAGCTTTTGAACCCCTTTTACCATCAACATTCATTTTTACATAAGGCATAAACTATCCTTTAGGCATTTAGTTTAATATCAACAATTCCTGCAGTAGATCCTGCTTTAGTACTTACTGCTTTACCTGCATACGTATTTGAAGTATCAGTTACTGTTAGCTCTTCATTTGTATCATCCCAGTATAGTTTTGTTCCAACTGTGATAGTATCTGCAGTTTTTGCATTCATTGTCCATACTTTTTCTAACTCAACTGCAACAACTTCACCTGTAAGTCCTGAAGTTACTGCAACACCAACCATTCCATCAAATGCAATCACATCACCAACATTTACATCTGCAGTTAGTGTATGATCTATGATTCTTCCTTCTTGTTTTTCAATTGCTTGTTTTGCCATTTTATGCTCCTAAGTTTTTATAAAGACCTTTGTGGTCCTCTGCAAATAATCCAAAGTCAAAAACACACTCAAACTCTGTACCACTTAAACTTGAATTGTTTTCTTTAACCACCGGCATTCCATTTGTACCTTGTAAAGTACCAGTTTTGATAGTTTTTCTAGCTGCTGCTAAATACCAAGGGTTAGCATCTAGTTCACTCTCTACGATAAGTTCATATCCACCTTTATGTGGGTTTGCTACACCACTTTGACTTGCACTAATATCTGCTTCACTAGTAAGAATCTGTTTTGCAATAGTTTCATTTTCTGGTGATACAATTAGATACTTTGGATTGATATTTAATGCAACCGTTCCATCTTTTTGTCTTCTCATCGCAGTTCTAGCAGCAGTAAGAGGTTCACTTGCAAGTTTAGCACCAGATGATGATAAGTTTTTATGTTCTGCATTAAATAGAGTTTTCCCATCAGCCATTTTGTATTTTGCAAACTCATTTTTAGCTTGAAGTAAATCATAAACTAAGCCATTTGCAGTTCTTTTAGCCATAGTTCCAAACTCATTTACAATACTTGTAAACACACCTAAATCATCATTGATAATCATTTGTCTAGTTAAGAAAAACTTCTCTCCGTACGATTCAAGTTTCCATGATTCACCATTTTCACCAAACTCAATATTTTTTGCTTCACTTCTTTCACCAAGCTTTCTAAGTCTTCCATTTGAGTTTTTAAAACCAACTTCATTTCTTGTTCTAAAGTCAGGTAAATCAACATTTTGAGTCCATAAGTGATATGTTCCTTCTTGTTGTTCAAATGAGTCAGCAACAACTCTGTTTGCAACATTTCCAAGCAAAAGTGTAAAGTCAGATGAGCTCATAGCTCTTTGAGCTAACTCCATTCTGTCATAACCGTTATACTGTGTAATAGCTCTTGCAACATCTAGTAAAGTTGCATTTCTGAACATATTTGTATTTTCATGAGGCTTATCAACTTTTACACCACATCTTAATGCAAGAGAATCTACGATTGCACCTCTCATCTCATTAGCACCTGGTACTCCACCAACTACAACTCTTGCAGCACTTGATTTTCTAATATTTTCTTCAATTACACTTTTTCTTACTTGATCAACTGATGTACCATCTGAGATAAACTCATTTGCTCTTTCTTGATCAATCATTCCAGCTGTAACAAGTTGATTGATTTCAGATGTTCTTGCTCTCTCAGCATCAAGAACTTTTTTTGTTTCATCAGCATTTTGTGAACCTGCACCTCTTTTTTCTTCTTTTTCCATTTTTTCAAGTTCTTTTTTTCTTTGCTTTTGCTCATCACTTAAAGCATCAATTGAAGTTCTTAAAGCTTCTAACTCTTTTCTTAATTCTTCTGGCATATTCTTTTCCTCTCTTTTTTGATTTCTACCTACTACGGCACCTTTGTCAAAACCAATACCCACTGCACTTAATTCTCTTATTTCAAAATCAGTTACTGTGACAAGAGTTGGTTCGTCTTTTCTCTCTTCTACAGTTACAGTATTGATTTTATATCTAACTGAGCAATCTGTTAAAATCCCATCTACATATTTTCTGAAAATCTTTTCACTATCTTCATCAGTTCCAAAGATTACATCTGCTTTAAGCTGACCATCTTCAACTCTAATATTTACAACTCTACCTATGGCGGAATCAACTGAATCATTATGATCTTTGAAAAATGTTTTAAGTCTTTCATAGTTTGCTCCATTAACATCTAATCTTTCAATATAAATCTCTTCCTTCCACCAATCATATCTTTCACCATCATTGTCAGATGAGATGATGATAAATGGAACAGTTCTACTCTCTTCATCTATTTTTAATGAATTATCAAAATTCAATTTTCTCTCAAAGCTTTGACCTTGAACTTTGTCAACAACTTTATGTCTTTTGTTAATTTTTGGCATTTTTTTCCTCACTTTCAATAGGTAGATTTGCTTTTTTTCTCTTTTCTAAAAGCATTTTTTCTTCTACTATTTGTTCATCAATTATTTCTTCATAGCTTCTACCTTTTGATGCAGCAGCTCTTGTTCTTGAATTGATTCCTAGTTCAATCTCTTTTTCAGTAGCTTTAATATCTTTTAATGGGTCCACCCACTCTCTTTCAGGCATAACCCACACTGGTTTTATATATTTATGTTTATTTTTGAAGTAATCATTAGGTGCTTTTAAATTCCCAACTAACACTTGAGAATCAACAAAAGCTTCAAACATAGGATTTAATGCATTTGCAACCATACTTTGCTGCTCATCATCAAATCTTTTATTATCCTGGATAAGACCAGCTCTAGCACTTGCAAAATTAACTTTTGAGTAGTCTCTAAAAGCTAGTTCATAAGAAATATCTCTACCTGCTGATATAAGCCTAATAGTTGTAGTTACAAAATCATTGTAAGAGTTGCCTTGCTGAGTAGATTGAACAGTTTGCACTTCTTCACCTTGTCTTAGATATTTAATCATCCCTGCTGTTATCTCTTTAATTGGTTCAGGTGAACTTTGTTTTTCAGCTGCTTTTTTATCTCCAAACATACTTTTTGCAATATCACTTGTTTTTATAAAAAGACCAAAAGAACTAAGAATTCTATTTTTAACTATTTCACTATCGTTGTATGCTGCAAAATCTTTTAGGTTGTTAATAACTTGTGCATAATCTGATATACCTCTATATTGACTACTTCTTTCAATATCGAAAAAATGAATTATATTTTGAGCATCAAATCTATTTGAAGAAAAAGAGTTTATAGATTCTTTTAAGTGATATGCAATTGGCTTACCATATCCATCAACTTCAACACCAGAAAAAACATCATTGTTTTTATTCTTAGTAAGTCTAGTATCAAACTGATCTGACTCTATAAACTGAAATTTAAGAGGAAACTTCTTATCTTTGGTCCACACCTTGTTTATAAGCATCTCACCATCAGTCATTTTTGTTTTTAAAAGTAGTTTTTGAGACTGATATAAACCTAACCTTGCTGCTACATCAAAGTTATCCTTTTTGATGAACTCATTCCATAAGTTTTCAAGTTCGGAGTTAAACTTTGATGCATTAGCTAAATCATCTTCTTTGACTTTAGATTGTAAAGAGATTCCTTTTCCAACAACATTTTTAACTATAGATTTGTCAATTGATTTAGTAATAGGATTATTTGCAGAAAGCCATCTAGCTCTTGCCTTTAGCATATCTCTATCTGTACCTGCTTGTAGCTCGAAATGATTATTCGTAATATTGAAATCTCTATTTAGCCTCGTAGATTTTGCACCCTCATAAAAAGCTCTTTCATACTCTTTTGAAAGTGCTCCACCTGTAAGAAGGTTTGCAGTTACACCAACTGTTCTACTAAAAATATTCATTATGAAAAACTCGCAAGTGAAGTATCACCAGATGGTGTAGTGTTTTGACCCTCCGTATAGTTTCGGCCATAAGTATTTATTTTGTTAAGTAATCTATCTCGTTCTTCATACAACCTAAAAAGAGTTCCCCTTGCGAGTTGTTTATCACCAGTTTGATAAGACTGTGAACTTTGTGCTTTTCTAATATCAGTAAGTATTTGATCGTATTGTTCACCAAGAGTCATTCGATTACCTTTATTTTTTTGATAATCGAATTTTGACAGTTTTTGAAAATCTTTTTTAGGGTATTTTTTTTACCCTAGATTTTTTTAAAAAATTATGGTATTTAGGTTGTGTTATTTAAGTAATAATTAAAAAGGTTGTAAAATACTACCACTTAGGCAATAGTTCACAACCTAAATAAAAAATAATTTAACTTTTAATGGTTTTCTTTAATATCAGGGTAATCATTTTTCAATTTTTCAATAATATTTTCATACAAATTTGGTGTTTTCATCAACTTCTCAAGTGCAAGCCCAAGAGGAAGTTCTTCTTCTACCATAATATGATCAATTACTTCAATCGTTCTATGACTAAGGGAAGGCTTGTTTTTTAAATTAATTCTACTATCCCAAAAAGATTTATTTCCTATTATTTGGTCTTTTGACATTAGTATTCATCCCTCCAATCATTAAATCCATCAGTTCCTGTTGATTCTTCTTGTTCACCATAGTTTTCATTGTTAACTTCATTCTCAACTTTGAACTTAAATTCCTGCTCTATATCATCCCAGTCCATACCGCTAGGATAAAACTCATTTTCTAGGATTTTAAGTGCAGCCATTGAATAAACTCTACAATCGAGTGCTTCATTTCTAGTTCTAAACTTTTCCCATCTTCCTTTTTCATCTCTTTTTTCTGATGTAAGCATCTTCCAGTATTTTTCATTATAAATTTCATTTTGTGGATAGTGCATATATCCTGGTCCTTCTTCTTCTATTTTCATGAAGCTATTTATTTTATCTTTTGCACTATTTACACCCACACTATAAAGTCTTACTGTTCCTTTACTTACTCTGCTTGCTGTTCCTTTAATAATTGGAGTTTCAACCTCTTTTGCACCCTTAATACAAAATACATTCATTTCATACCTAGGTCTGCAGTAGTCATATACTGCATCAGTATTATGTCCACCAGAGTCCACGCACATTGCCATAATTTTAAGATCTATTCCACTTTCATGACTAAAAGACTTTTCCAATAGCCTATCAAGCTTTTGCCATACTTTTGGATAATCTGGATTTCCTTCAAGTACTATATAATCGATTGACCAGCTTTCACCATATTTCCCCCAGCCTACAATCTCTACTTCTAATCTATCTGGCTGAGTGTCTACTCCTGCTGTCAATATGTAAACTCCATTTGGTACTTCCGCTTTATACTCTTCAAGTCTATTTTTAAAGGTACTTGTATCTATTTTGTCAAATTTCTCTTCCCAAACTTTTGCATCTTTTGTATTGGTCCATCCTGCCATTTTTGTAGTATCTTTTTTTGTCTTCATATCTTTATATGCATCTAAATACTTCTGGAATAATTCATTCCATCTTGCAAAAGGAGAATAATAAGAAGGCACTCTATAGCCTTTGTGCGTTCTTTCTGGAAATTTATGAACATATCTAGCTCCATTCTCTTCTTTCATCATATTGTGCTTCATATGCTCTTCTATGATACATCCATTTGACTGACACACAAAAACTACATCACCAATCAACTGATAATGCTCATCATGTTCAAATCTAAACCCATCCTTTTCAAATACAACATCTTCACCACAATGTGGGCACTTCATAGTATATAAAGCTTGTGAAGATGATTCATATTTAGGAAGTATTTTTGAACTTTCTTTTTTAGCAGGAGATGAATTATTATAAATCTTTTTATTTGTAGGAAAACCTTCTGTTCTATTCCATGCTAGGTCAACAGGACAACCACCCTCGACTTCCAAAGGCCATCTATCTATATCATCATTTACTACTACTCTTCTACTGTTAGATGCAAAGGTTGTAGGTGAGTTTGACCATCCAAGCTTTATAGATCCACCGCTAAAAATCAGTTCTGTAGTACTAGAACCATCCTTAGTCTTTTTCTCTCTTATTTTTTCTTTAAGTACACTAGTAGAATTTACAGAAGGCCATAACTTTGAAATTGCATGAGTTCTTACTGCATCTTGTGTAGGAAGTATCTGAAGCATTGGACAAGGGTATAAATGAGCATAGCAAAAAAGCATATTATTACCAAGTTCAGTAAAACCAAGTTGAGTTCCTTTTATTACTGTAACCTCAGGTGTTTTTGATTGTGGTGAAAGTTCATAAGCAATCTCTTCTAAATAAGGCATTCTATCTGTTCTATATTTACCTGGTTCACTTGAACTTTCACTTGGTAAAATTCTATACTCATCTGCCCATTGTGCAACACTCATAACTGGATCAGGTTTTAGTCCTTTTTTAAAATAATTGATTAATTCAATATTGATAATAGGATTATGACTCATGTGATAAGTTCCCTAAAATTATTTGAATTTCTTCCATTAAAACATCTTCAATATCTTTAATATCAGTTTTGCCAACTACTCTTAATGCCATTTTATTTGGATAATTCAATAATGCATCTCTTATTCTTCTTGATGCTTCAAAAAAGGTCTGTTCCACTTCTTGTTTAGATACATACTCGCCAATCTTTATTAGATAGTCATACTCTGCAATTTTCCCCATATAATGTTCTCGATGAGCTTTTGCATCTGCAAATTTAACTTCTTCTAAATTATCATCACCAGTTTTTATATTTTTATTTCTTGCTTCTTCTTCTTTTTGTTTAAATTCTTCATATGCCTTTTGCTTTTCTTTTTCAATCTTATCTTTTTCTTCTTCTGATAAGTATTCATAAGATGCATAAGGAACTTCACCTTCAAGAGGTAATGATGATGTAGTCTGCACAAATATCCTACTAGATTCTTTTTCTTTCTTTGGTGTTCGACTTTTTTTAAGTACTCCATTTTCATCAAGTAGACCAAAGTCTTTTAATGATTGTTTTGCTTTTTCTACATCAATTTTATTATCATCTTCTTTTTGAATCACACCTTTTTTTATAAGCTTAGAAATATTTTGCTGACTACATTTAACTAAACTTGCAAATTTTGTCTGGTTCAATCTCACTTTTTTCTCCTATTACCACTACAACTTAATGTTTAAAAACTACAACCAACTTTAAAGTCATAAAACTGCGTAACTATCGGGGTTCGCACTACCCTCAACACTTTCATATTCTCAGAAGGACCCATTTTATTTTGCAGTACTAATTGCACGAGTCCATGCTTTATCAAAGTGTTCTTTTCCTCTTAACTCATAAACCATTTTAAATGTTTTTTTCATATCAAAACTTTTTTTATAATTTGGTTTTTCTGATATTCTTAAAATACATACAGGCTTATCAGTTCCTGGCATTCTCGCATATACTCCTGGTGCAAGTGGAGATTTACTTTTACCTGAGATAATAAAAAATCTTAATGATGTTTTACTTTTTCTTTTTCTACTTGCTAAAGTTTCATTTGCACTATACCCTGCTTTATAATTTAATTTTAATTGAGACATCATTTGTACATACATACTTGCTTTAATTCTCACACCTGGCGATGGAGTTAATATCTCATGTTTGTACATATACCCTAATGCAATTAATGCTTTCTCCATTCCTTTTCTACTTCTATCTCCACCTGTATAATGTTGCTTTAATGCATAATATCCCCAGTTCCATTCATCAATATAAATCTCTGCATATGGTCTTGATTTTGTAGCTCTTTTAATCCTGATAGCATTTGGTAGTTTCTTTTTCCAATTAAGTCCTGATTTAATTTCTTTTTTATGTGCATTTAAAAAATCAAACGCAATATTGTTTGTTGTTAACATAAGAGCATATGGAACTTGTCTCTTTTCAATATCATTAAGACTATTGATAAATAAGTTGATATTTGTTTCAATTCTCATGCTATATACCCAAACCTTTTCTCTTGGATGTATGCAGCAACATTTGAAGATTCAATCTTAAGTTTATTTTGTTCATCTGATATAAATAGATTTTCATTATCATAAAACCAACCTCTATGTTCTTTACTATTCTTATCTTTAATCCATGCTCTTTTAGGAACATATGAATCAATCAATCCATTTAAAAAACCATCAAAATCTTTTTGGTAAGTTAAATCAATTGAGTTTTTATATTTATCAATAGCTTCTATCAATATTTTTATATCAGTATTTTTCCATCTTCTTTTATAAATAGTTTGGCTTCTTCCTTTATTGGAAGATTTTTTATCATATCTATTCCAAAGAATTTCAAAGTTAGCACTATAGCTATTTCTTTTATTAGAAGAATTTTCATTAGCTGAATCTTCAGATTCTGCATTTATATTACTATTATTTATACTGTTAGAATCTTTGTTCAATTGCTGTTCACTTTCACTTTTTGAAGTGTTTCCTTTAGTTTTTTGAAAGTCCTTATTATTGGTACTTTGATTTTGTTTTTGCTGTTCACTTTCACTTTTTGAAGTGTTCACTTTGGGTTCACTTTTATTTGAAACAGAACTATAGTGTGACTCATTTTTTATACTCCAATAAGTAAAGAACTTCTCTATTTCTAACTTAAATTCTTTAATCCATTTATGAGTAGTTCCAGATGAAGAAAGATTCCAACTATTTTTATAAAACCTTACAGAATTAACTGAATCACTGTGCATATCTAAAAAGTATTCTAAAAATGCTCTTGCCTTTTCTCTCTTGCCTTTTTGCTGAAGAGCTTCAACATAACCAGTTGGAACCATCGCATAATATTTACTCATTTGGTTGTACCTGCTTTCTTATAATCTCTATACTTTCACCAAAGCCAGCAATTTCTAAGACTTGCATCTGTTCTTTATATTTTCTCATCATCATTGGGTTTGCATACTTTAAAATCTCTTTTAACTCTTTTGGTGTAGACACTTCTACTTCTTCATTTGTAATCAAATTAATAATCTTCATCACATCATTATGGGTGGAATTTCAACGTTTCCATTCTCTGGATATATAGTTATACTTGGATAATTTCCAAAACTATTAGTCGGTCCATTGAAATCTAAATTAACTACACCTGTTGCACCATTTCTATTTTTTAATATTAATAGATTTGCAGGATTCACAGGTGGTTCTATCTCGTTTTTATTTGCTTTTTCATAATAGCTGTCTCTATGTGGGAAAATAGCTTTATCACAATCCTCTTCAAGTGAGCCTGTATCTTTAAAGTCAGACAGCATTGGTCTAAAACTTTTTCTACCTTTTAAATCTCTATTTAATTGAGATAAAGGCATAACCACTACATTATGCTCCTTTGCTATTTGTTTTAGCATTTTAGTTCCTGCAGTTAACTCCTCTCTTTTAAACCTACTATCTGTTTTTGTATATCCTAAATGATCAATAATCCAAAGAGAAGTATCAAGTCCCAACTTATCTCTTCTTCTCTTCTCTCTTAGAAAACTAGACTTAAGCTGTGCAAAGGTTTTTACTCTATCATGTATTACAAGGTTCTGGTTATACTTCAAGTAGCTCAAGCTTTCATTGAACTTTTCAAAATCTTTCACAACACCTTTTCTTAAATCACTTATGCTCTCTTGGTTCTTATGAGCTAAAATTCTAAGTATTACATCTTCTGCAGGCATTTCTAAAGAATCAACAATAACACCTTTGTTTTTGTCAATATTATGTGAAGCAATCTGAAATGCAAAAGAACTTTTACCCATAGAAGGTCTAGCTCCTACTGCTACCATTTCGCCATACTCTAAAAGTCCTAGCACATTGTCTAGCTGCTTTATCCCTGTAGTGATACCATTTTTAACGCCATCATATGATTGTTTAAATTTTGTATGAAAGTTCTCAACAATTTGTTCAAGTGAAGCAGTTGTTTGAGTAGTTGTATCTGCAATACCATAAAAAGAGTCTTCTATTTGATTTAGTGCTTCATCTGCACTGGTGTCATCTTCAATACATACTTTCTTTATAGTTGTAGCTAAACTTGCAAGTTTTCTTTTCAAAGAGCTATCTTTTATCTCTTTTACATAAGCTTTTGTATTTGATATAGGATTTGCAGATAATACTTCAAAAAGAACTGAGTCATCAACATCTTTTGTATTAAGCTTTTTTCGTAAGAACTCTTCATCTATAGGAATATCCTTATCAAAAAGTTCTAGCATAGCAGAATATATTTTCTGATGTGCTGGTAAATAAAAGTCTTCACTTTTTAGATACTCTTTTACTCCTGCTAAATCATCACCAAAAAGAAAACTTGAAAGAACAGCTTTTTCAATATTTATTAAAGATAATGTATTGTTCATCAAATCTACTCGCTAAAAGGAGTAAAAGAGTACTCTTTACTCTTTGTTCCATCAATTACTCTTCTATATACGATGTGACCTTTTTTCTCTATCTTGCTTATAACAGCTGCTAAACAAAAACAGTTATAGTCCTGCGCTGCAACTGCTGGTGTAATAGTAAAGCCCATTTGGAGGTGACTTAATATTTCATCTTGTTTACTTGCCATTTTTAAGCCTTTGTTTGTTTAAATATTTTGCAGTCTCAAAAAGTACTGCTTTCATATCTTTTATTGTTCCAGATGGTTTATTGGCTAAGCACAATGGTTGTAACGCCTGGTTAAATTCATCTTTGTCAAAAATAGGAAAAGGTATTCCTTGTATTCTATGCATCTTCATAACTTACTCCTCATACTCTTCAATATCAACTGGAACAATTCTCTCAATTGCATTTAGCTCTTTTTGTTTTGCTTCAAGAGCTTCCATTGCTTCTTTTTTCATAGCTTCTTTTTCTTCCACAGTAAACTTACCATCGGCAGAGGCTTTTTTTATTTCAGCCCATGATTCGTTTGACTCCATTTGAGCTTTATCTGATAAGCTATTTAGTTCTTCTACAGTAGTTTCTTCATCAGTTTCAGTTGATGTCATTACAAAACCAAACATCTCACACATATACTTTAATGGTGCATGTGATTTTGTTAGCTCTTGGATATGAAGTAGCTCTGTGATAGTTATATCTGTATCATCTTTTGTTCTTTTTAGTTTATTTTCTAAAGAGCCCCAAGATGCAAGTCCAATAGTGTGAGCAAAAGTATCTTTCTCCATATTTTCTTTTTTACAAAAAGATAAAATATCTTTTCTAATAGAAACTAAAAGCCCATGCTCTTTTTTTCTTTTGTTTCCTCTGTAATCATAATTACTTGTCATCTTTTCCCTTTCTACTAACTTCTTTTATACTTTTTGTACTTCATCCAAGTGTTCTTTTTCCTGTACACTTTCCATATAAGATTCAATATCTTGCCATGCAGTAAATGGTATATTATGCTCTTGATTTAGCTTTAGCATAATCTCATAGTTTGGTTTTCTAGTGCCGCCTAAAATGGCATAAACTGTTCTATCAGCATAATGACTTGATAGAATTTTAAATAATTGTTCACGTTTCATAAGCTAATTGTACATAATGTACTTTTAAATAAAACTTAACATGAGTACCATATGTACTTTTTAATACTGTACAATAAGTACAAAGGAGTATTATGTTTCATATTTTTTTAGATAAAGCACTAAGTGACAGAAAAATTACAAATCCATTTTTATCAAATATTTTAATTGAAAATTATGGGTATAAAATCAGTAAAGAAAGCCTTGCAAAATATAGAAATGGAACAAGGACACCAGAGCCTCAATTAATTTCACATATTGCTAACTATTTAAATATTCCAGAACAAGACTTGTTTAATCCAGAAGCAAAAGAACAGATAGTAAAAGATGAACTAAAAAACAACCCTCATAAATACGCCCTAAAAGAAAAAGAACTAGATCAAGTAAATGCTACATACTATGAAGATATCTATGCATGTATGGGCTCAAATGAAATCATAAATGATGAATCAAACAGTTCTATCATGACTTTTGATAGAAAGTTTTTAGAAAAAGAGCTTGGGAAACATAATTTTAAAAACTTGACAGTAATAAAAACTATAGGGGATAGTATGGAGCCCACTATAAAAGAAGGAGAATTACTTATCATAAGTCCTTTTTTAAATGATCATAATAATATTCTTAGTGGGTCAGTTTATATTATTGCTATAGATGGCAAACCATATGTGAAAAGACTATCAGAACATCCACTTACTCATAATATAGAAATATACTCTGACAATGAAAGGCATCCCTCTTTTAATATCACAGCTGAAAACAAAGATAAACTGGAAGTAATAGGTAGAGTTTTAGGACACTTTTCTTTTTTATAATAAAATATCTTAATAATATATTTTTTAATAAGCACGCTTAATATAAAATCTTAAATAAAAAGGGAGATTTTATATGAGTGCAAACACTATCATACTAAATGGCACGAAAATCAATATAAAACTCAAATCAATCAAAAAAGGAAAGAAATGAAAAAATTAATATTATTCGTATTTGTAATATTTACTTCTACACTCCTTGCAAAATGGAATGTAAGCACTGATAAAGATGAAATGACAGGAAAATATTCTGCATATGCCATATCAAGCAATGTAAAACCTACTAGAACAATGAACTTCCCTTATTCCTCTGTTGAATCTTGGATAGGAATTGGCTGCAACAACAAAAAAAATTGGGCTTATTTAGGGTTTAATCTTGCTCCAAACTTAAATAATACTACAACTAGGAGCGGATACAATGAAATTAGAACAAGGATAAAATTTGATGATGACATTGAATACTATACACTAACACAAGATTGGGGTTCAAAATTTATACATTTTTTTTACCCAGAAGAGATTGTTGAAAAGATAAAGAAATCAAATTCAATGCTTCTTGAACTTAACTGGCATGGTAATGGAAGTACTTATTTCAAATATTCACTTAATGGCTCAACTAAAGCTATCAATAAATCATTTAATAAATGTGGCTATATGAAAATATATAAAAATAAGATAAAAGCTAGAAATGAAGAACTAAAAAGAACAAAGATTGAAGAAAAAGAAAAATATAAACGATATAGTTCGATAAAAACAGAAAAACAAAAGTGTCTTAATAATGGTGGTTCATCTGGTTGGGATTTTGAAAAAGATATTTTTAAATGTATCTATAAATAATAAATTTAAGCCACTTGAAATATAGATTTTATATCCTCAGTCATAGTAACGGATATACCAATAATAGCTATAAAACAATTAATTAAAAAGGTAGATCAATGAAAAAAGAAATCACATTAAAATTTATTGCACATAATGGAAGTACCATACTAAGAGAAGAAGAAATTGATTTCTTACCAGGAATAGGAACAGCTTTTAAAGATGATTCTTTAAGAGATAGCAGCTGTACAGGTCTGTTTATTGTTGTAGATTCTTCATGCATAGTAAAAGATGGTAAATATCTTTGCCTTATTGATGCTCTAGAAACAAATGAAGAAATCTACAAACAAGGATTACAAGAGTTTGTCCTTCAATTAACTAGCTAATCATTTTAAACTTTTATTCAAAATAGTTGAATATTTTTCAGCTATTTTTGAAATTTCATCACCCAACTTATCCAATTCATTTTGAAGTTCAATTAATTCCTTAGGTCTAAAATCCAGTGGATATTGAATCTCTAATTCTAACTTTTCACACTCTTCTTTAAAACAATTATTTTTCATACTGTATAGTTTATTTACATCTTTTGCCGATACTTTTATATCCCAAGATAGTCTTTTTATGTTTTTAACTACTTTATTATAAGTCAAAATTTTTTTAAGTTTATCTTTTTCTACATCTTTTGCTGTCTTTTTAATATGTCTATTTAATACTTTTTTATATTTCATTTTCTTCCTTTTATTTTAAATTTCAAAGAATCATATCATAAAAAAATACTAAATGTACATATTGTACTTTATTTAAGTTTACTTTAAATGTACATTATGTACAATTTTAACATAGCTTATCAAAACTGATAAGAAGTTCTTTAAAAGTTAGATGTTAAAAGGTAATAGTATGTATATATTATTAGGATTATCAATTATTGTTATATGTATTTGCTTATTATTTATATCTTTTCTTATTTTAAATAGAAAGACAAAACATATAAGCAAAGAATGCAGATGTAAAAATTGTACTAACTTTGATAAATGTCAAGTTAGAGTAGATAAGTGTATTTCTGTTTTTATACCAAAGCAAGTGCAAGAAAAGTGATACCAAGAAGATAAAATGCAATAGATGAAAGCTTTATCTTTCTTATTTCTTTTTTTCCCTTTGGTATTTTTACATTAGGGATATGTCCCCATGACTCTCCTGTAAGAGGGTTTATTTGATGGTATTCTCCTATCTCATAGTCATTTATCATAAATCTAGTACTACTTTCTCCCATACCAATAAAAAAGAATCCTATAGAAGCAATTAGTATAGTTTTTAAGAACTCCATGTCATTTGGTGTGTAAATACCAATCACACCACCTAAACAAGTTACAAAGACTATAAAAGAACTCACAATCAACATATTATACCACCTTTTAAAATCAAGATTTGTAAATGGATTATCCATAAGTGAGCCTTTATATAAGAGTTTGTAGTTAAATAATTATATCAAAGGTTCTCTTATGTGTAATCACATATGTTATTTTTAAAATCCACTGTTCAAACCCTTGAGTCTTATGTATGAAAATCAAAGCATATATAAGAGCATATATACAAAAGTAAATATGTAAAGGTATCACACGACGAAAGGTCGAAAAGAATTTTTAGAGTTACATCTAAAAGTGATTTGAGTTTATTGAGGTTAAGTACATCACACCAAGAGCAGCAAGTGATGGAATAAATAAAAAGGACTATTCATGAAAAAATATTTATTTGAGAATGCACATAAAGAGCTTATTAAAAAGTTTGATAAAAATAAGAATGAAATATGCTCTATTTGTGATGGATTTGGAACTGTTGAGTTTATAGGAATGAGAAGGTTTGACATTAAATGTGAAACTTGTAATGGAAGAGGAATAATAGAAAAGGATAAAAAATGACACCTACACCAAGTGAACTTGTATTTCTAGTTGTAATTGCCTTTTTAATAGCAATTATCCTAGAACATATACTTCCTACAAGCTGGATGGAGAAAGTATTATGAGTAGTCCTAGTGATTCAATAGTTTTAAACAATACACATTACAAAGAAGAAAAGAGAAAAGATGAAGCAATCATCAGATTACCTACAGAAGAAGATATTAAAAATAGCGATACCATGTATCTTTATGTTGAAAATACACATGGTTCTAAGCAGTTTATTCCTTTTGATTGCACAAATCTTAAAGAGTTGACTATCTGTAATTCAAAGAAGAAGGTCATAGAAAAATTTAATAAATAGTATCTGTTCGCACTTGCGAACACTACTTTAACCCTCATTTGAGACTGTATCTTTGCAGTCTCATGTGGGTGTTATTTCTTGCCTAGCAATAACCCCAGACTTTACTAATAAAATTTTAGAACTAAGTATTGCTTAGTAGTTGCTCTTTTGAGCTAATCAGGGTCAGTCGGAAGTATGTTGTGAAAAACAAAAAAAAGCAAGGATAGGCAAGTCCGACCCTCTTGCCTCTTCAATAAAGTATCTTGTGAGATATTTTGTTGAGGATTAAAATTATTAATAAGGAAACAATATGTCAGAAAATGAAGCAAAAAGAAAAAAAATCAAAATATCAATAGACTCATTAGTTTTAACAAGAGATATTTTAGAAAAAATTGCTGCTGCAATAGACAAGAACAATCCAAGATTTGAATTAAACTACTTATATATTGATAGTACAAATTGTGTCGCTACAAATACTAGAATAATGACAATTTTTGAACATGGACAAAATATAAATGGGTGTTTTTTTGTTCATGGAGAGCTTATTTCTAAAGCTTTAAAAGAGAGAAAAACAAAAGAGTTTATTCTCTCTCACAATAAAATTGAATGTCAAAAAGAAAAAGATTATAACAACATCTTTAGTTTAGAAGAGCATGAGCTTCATGCATATGTAAAATATGAGATGGTTCTTAAACATGAAACACCACAAGAACTACCTTTTTATTATAAAGAAAATATTACTGGTATTTTACTAAGAGAAGATATTCTTATTAATCCAAAGTATATTCCAGATTTTAGTGAGGGTATTATTAAAATAAAAGACTCAAAAAGTCCTATATGTATAGAAGATGGAGAATATAAAATAAAAACAATAATTATGCCTATTGTTGATGTTTTTTCTCATTACAAAGAAGTTTAAAAAAAGTGTTCGCACTTGCGAACACTACAGTCCCTCAGATTGACAAAAGTATAAAATAGTGAAAGTGTCCTATTTTAGGCGACTATTTTATTTTGCCAAAATGAGGGAGTAAAATTAGGTAAGAGACTCTTTTAAATTGGTATAGCCTAAAACTTTATGAAAAATAGTAAACATTTTTGTGAATTATTAAAACTTTTTTCATTTTTTAGAAGAACCTCATTTAGCAAAGTAATTAGGACGAGCTTTTAATATTAGCAGACTAAAGAACTGTTAAGTGGGGTTTGTTTTAAAGTGTGTGTAAAATGGTCTATCAATATTTCAATATATAAATAGGCTATTTTAGGCATATATTTATCTCAAACATAAATAAAGTGTGTAAGTTTTTACCCTACTAAATAGTGTTCCCCACTACGAACACTCAAAAAAATCAATACGAATATTTTTTGTGAGTGAGTTTGAAGAGTACGACAATTAAAAGTTGCTGTTCTGGAACTGCTCACTCTCAAAAGCTATTAAAGCTAAAAAACAAAGGAATTAGTCATGTCAAAAATTGAATTTAGTTATTCAAATAACGGAAAAGAAATAAAAATCTCAGGAGAAGGTGGAGAAGTAAAAGAAATTGCAAAACTTACTTTAAATCCTTCAAGTGCTTTTGTAGGAGCAATGTCTCTTTTAAGTTTAAAGAACTCATTTGATTTCAATGAAGAGGTTGAGAAGCCTATGAAATCAAGAGCAATTATTAAAAAAATCAATGCTCATACTGTAGAAGTAAATGGATATAAACTTTCACTTAAAGATGAAGATATTGATTTCGAAGTTACACCAGGGAGAGACTATTATGTTTACGAATTGTACGATGGGCAACCTTTTATATCAGATGGAAAAGATTTGACTGATAAAAAAATTGGTGGTTTCCACTACGGACTTGCTCCAGAAGATTTTGAACCAATCAACAATATAGATAAAACTCATGCAAAAAAGATTGCAGGAATCAATGCTTACTCTATTTATGATGAGAAACATAGACCAAAGTGTAATCCAGAAGGAATGGTATATATTCCTAAACTTGATATTTGGGCTGATATTTATCTTTTAAACTCTGAGCACAAAGGAAATGGAACAAGCTTTTCAAGTGGAAGTATTGCTGCAGGATATGAAAGCAATGGAAGAAAAAAACCACATGGAGAAAAGAATCTTGTAGGAAAAGTGATTAATGCAATTGCTAATCTTCATAACAAAAGACTTCCTACGAAAGATGAGTTTCAAGTTTTTGCAGATGGTGTAAAAGAAAATGATAGTGCAAGAGATCTTGACGATGGTACTATAAAGTTCTTAGAGAATTTCACCTCGAAATATGGAATCAACCAAGCAACTGGTGTGCAATGGACTTGGACTTCTACAGAATATGGAGAAGATAGAGAAAGTGACCCTAGATATATTTGTGGTGGTTCTCGTTACTCGAACTCCGATGCTGGTTCACGTAGCGCTAACTGGAGCTACTTCGGGCACGGGAGCTATTGGCTCTATGGTTGTCGGTTCGTTTGTGACCCTCTGAATCCTGTTAAGTGAGCGAAAGCGAACGATGAACAATGAGAATCTAGTTATCATTGAAAAATATGAAACTTTTATAAACTACACTTATCCCATGCTACAGAATATTCCAAGAAGGCACGGGGTTTTAAAACAAAAGATTATAGAAATAGTTTTTACTCAACAAGAATTGTTCTATAAAGCTTTAAAATCCAACCAAAAGAGTAAGCTATATGAAGCTGATGCAGGTTTGGCTGCTATTAGATTTTATCTTAGATTTTTATCAAATTCAAAAGCAAAAATAATGTCAAAAAAGCAACACCAAACAGCAGAAATGATTCTTGCTCAGGTTGGAGGTATTTTAAATTCTTGGATAAAGGGCAAATAAGATAAGAACACGTGGTGGTTATCGTAACTCGAACTACAATGCTAGTTCACGTAACGCTAACTGGAACTACTTCGAGAACGAGAACAATTGGAACAATGGTTGTCGGTTCGTTTGTGAGTATAAGTCTTGCTCTCATGTATTGTTACGGCATATATGGAGCGACCTATTATTTATGGTCAGCTTATTTGTCCTGCGTTTAGCAAATACATTACGAGGTCTGTAAAAGTGTGAGTATGTATTAGAAATCACAAGACAGCATTTAAAGGTTAATTAATGGGTAAAAGATATAAGAATCTTTTTGAATCTATTGCAGATATAGATAATCTAAGACTTGCTTATGAAAAAACTGTAAGAGGTGGTAATAGATACACCAAGGGTCACTTAAGATTTAAAGAGTATTTAGAAGTAAACTTATATCTTTTACAAAAGGCACTTATAAATGGAACATATAGACATGGTACTTATCATTGTTTTAATGTATATGAGCCTAAATGTAGAGAGATAAAAGCCTTGCCTTTTAAAGATAGAGTCGTGCAACACGCTATAAATAATATACTTGAACCTATTTTTGAAAAACTATTTTATAGCAGCTCTTATGCTTGCAGAAAAAATAAAGGTACTCATAAAGGTGTAAAGCATGTACAAGCAACACTTAGGAAACTTTCTTTAAATGGTCCAGTTTATTATCTAAAAATGGACTTTAGAAAATACTTTCATAGCATAGATAAACAAGTATTAATGAGAGAAATTCAAAGAAAGATTAGTGATAAAAAAGTTTTAAATCTATTAAAGATATTTCACGACAATAGTAGTAAAGGAATACCAATAGGGAATTTACTTTCTCAACTTTTTGCAAATGTTTACGGACATATTTTTGATAGGTTTGTAAAGACCAGGATTAAAGCTAAGCACTACTTTAGATATATGGATGATACAGTTATTTTAAGTAACTCAAAACAACAGCTAGTAATATATCAAAGAAAACTATCTCTTTTTAGCTATCTATATATGAAACTAAAGTTTAGCAAGTGGTTTATAAATCCTATTTCTAAGCCCTTAAACTTCTTAGGATACAGAATCTCTCCAAAGTATAAATTAATACGTAAAGATAGTGTTATAAGAGCTAAAAGAAAAATCAAAAAATATAGAGCTTTGAACGATAAAAAAAGATTGGAAAGATTTTTAGCTTCTTGGCTAGGTCATGCAAAAAGTGCTGATAGTTTTAATCTTATAAAATCTTTACATATATAAAAAGAGGATGAAAAGAATGACTGAACTTATATCAATAGCACTAGTTCTTATTGCATTTGCAGTATATGCATATAAAAAGAAATCCAATAAAAGATGGAAAAGAGAAAGAAAGATTGATTTTAAGGAAAAATAAGTGTTCGCACTTGCGACCCCTAAATTGACAAAAAATATTAAATACAATATACTAAATTTTTATTAATGGAAAAAGATACCCTGTTTTAAACTACAAGTACCAGTTGTAGTCAGAGTAACTATTTCCACAACTCTAACGGAGTCCTAAGATCTCTTTTATAACCAGATATATTTTAGGACTTCTATTACTATTGTAATGCACATGTTAATAATACAACACATATTGTCTTCCTTTCAAGATTTAAATTAAAAATATTTTTGTTAATCATAAATATTAAATATTAATTTTAGATTAAGTGATAATGTTTAAATCTTTAATATGCAGAATTATAAAACCTATTTATTAAATATTTTAGATAACCTCCTCTTTTTTCAAGAAATATAAAAAATTATAACAAGTTATATATTTTTTTTAATGCAATTTTTTATTAAAATAAACATTATGTACATATTCTAAAACTTTATTTTACTCTACTACAACATAACGACATTTGTAAGTAAGGTATTTAAAATTATCCAACAATCCAAAACAAATTGACTATAGAAAAATAAATAAATTTATAAATTTTAACAATTTACTTTTATCTAAAGTAGTCGTTTAAACGAACAGTTTGGAATTCAATAATTAATCTATATCAAAAACAACAACAAATAAAGGAACATTATGAGTACATCTAAAAAACCAATAAAAAATGGAGATGGTATTTTATATCTAAGTGAAATCAAATCGAATTGGCAAAGCATTTATATCAATAAATTTTTGGATTCCTTTATAGGCTATAGAAAGATTAAAAATATTTATTATCAAAAAGAGCATGGTATATATTATTTATATGTTGAATTTATAGGTTCAGAAGCAAAGCAAATTTTCACAGGTAAAACACATTTTGAGAATTATTTCAAAGCTATGAATATAGCTCGTAAAAATATATCAAAAAGAGAAATGAAAATAAAAAATATTAATTACAAACAAAAGGAATTATTTTGAGTATCAATCCAAATACAAACAAAACAACATATGAAGCACTAAAAGAAAAACAATCTTGGTCATTATGGGAAAAGGTGGAACATACTAAGCAAAGAATAACAGAGTTTGTTGAGTTTGTAGATGGAAAAGCATATGTATCATTTAGTGGTGGTCTTGATAGTACAGTATTAGTTGATATAGCAAGAAGTATTTTCCCTGATATTAAAATAGTCTTTTGTAATACAACAAATGAAGACCCAGAGATTATAAAGTTTGTAAGAACTATTGATAATGTAACTACTCTTTATCCAAAAATGAAATTTAAAAAAATAGTTGAAAAATATGGTTTTCCTTTTGTTAGCAAGAAAGTTAGTAGATCTATTAGTGAGCTAAGAGAAGCTAATCCTAATAGTCCAAATATTAGAAACTTATATCTTTCAGGATTTAATAGAAAATCTCAATTTGTACAATCTTGGAAGCTTGCTAAAAAATGGTATTTTCTTTTTGACAAAAATGTTACTAAATTTGATATTACATCAATATGTTGTGACATACTTAAAAAAGAACCTATGGAAAGATTTCAAAAAGAAACTGGTATGCATCCAATAGTTGGAACAACCGCTGATGAAGGTCAAGATAGGGAACTTAATTATATTAAATATGGTTGTAATATCTATGATAGTAAAAAACCAAAATCTAGACCATTGTCAATATGGACTAATAAGGATATATGGGATTACATTAAAATCAATAATCTACCTTACTGCTCTTTGTATGATGATATGGTTTTAAAAGATGGAACAATAGTAAAAGGTGAAAAAAGAACTGGTTGTGTTGCTTGTGGTATGGGTTGTTCTTTAGAAGAGACAAATAGATTTGAAACATTAAAACTAAGAAACCCTAAACACCATAGAAATATAATGAAATACACTAACAATGGAGTTACATTTGAAGAAGCTTTTAATCATACCTTTAAAACTCCAAAGCAATTTCAAACACATGAATACAAAGAAAAAACTTTGCAAATAGGTTTTGAGACATTAAAAAATGATAATGTTGAGTGTCTAAAACAGACTCACTTATTATTAAGTGAAGAACTTAAAACTGGTCGTGAAACTCAAAAAAGATACTACCAGTTAAGAAAAGAATATGATCATAGAAAAATACTATATATGATATTAAATAAAAAGTTAGATTTCAAATTGAATATAAAAACTAAAACAAGTCTTTTTGACTTTATATAAAAGAGTGACTCTTTATCCAAACTCAGTAAAGGGGAAACTGCCACTCTTGTTTTAGAATTATAGCATATAACTAAAACAATTTAAAGCCATAACTTCAAAAATACAATTTATACAAAGGAGAACACAATGAGCTATTCACCAGACATAATGAAATTATTAGAAGAGAACAATATTGATTCAAGTTCTACTGGACTTGGAACTTTAGAATATCTAAGACTATTGCCCCTACTCTTTGAACAAAATAAAGAACTATTTCAAAGAATCAAACATTTAGAACAAGAGCTTATTCCCAAACTAGACCTAACAAAAAGAGCTGGTGTAAAAAAGTTTTTGAACTGTAGTGATGGAAAGATTTCTAGTATGATGAATGATGGTAGATTAAAAGAAGGTGTACATTTCATCAAAGAGCTTAAAGGAAGAAAAGCTAAAATAACCTTTATCGAAAGTGGGATAAGAGGTTACAAGGAGGAAAACTCATGACCTTTTATTCAAGAAATGGGATTCTTTATGTAAGAATCAATGGAAAACGAATATCTACAAAACTAAAAGATACAAAAGAAAATAGAAAACTTGTATCTTCATATCATAAAAATGATGAGTTCTTTAAAAAGTTCAATGTTAAAAAAAGAGTGTCAAATATTTTAGACCTGTGCCAAGAAGTATTAAGAGAGAAAGAGTCCTCTCTTAAACCAACTTCTTATAAAGTTTATACATCAATATATAGCAGTAGCATTGTACCATACTTTAATAAATATGTTACAGAAGTTGAGCCATATGATATTGACCAATGGTACAAACAATTTAAAAGCAAATCAAATATCATAACTGCAGAAGCCATACTAAAACCTGCCTTTGAAAAAGCAATACTATTAAAAGAGATTTCTCAAACACCTTTTGTAATATCAAAGCCAAAGTTAACAACTGAGTATGAGATTAATCCTTTTAATATTGGTGAAATTAAAACTATTCTTAACAGTACAGATATTGAATGGTTTAGAAACTATCTAGGTATTGCATTTTATACAGGAGCAAGACCTGGTGAAATTGTTGCACTAAAATGGAAAGATATAGATTTCGATAACTATACTATAGATATAAACAAAACGAAGACAAATGGACACCTTCAAACACCTAAAACAAAAAGTTCTGTTAGAATAATAGATATGCTACCTCAGTGCGAAGATTTTCTAAGAGCACAAAGAAAGATTACTGGATTAAGAGAGTATGTTTTTTATGGAACTTTTGACAGAATTATCAACTCTGCTGCATCGCTTAGATGTCATTGGCTGAAGGTTTTCAAAAATTGTGATTTAGATTTTAGAAACTTATATCAAACCAGACACTCTTTTGCAAGTAATATGCTGAGTAATAATGAAGATTTGAGTTGGGTATCTCAAATGCTAGGACATAAAAATACTGCAATCACTCAGCAAAAATATTACAAATATATTCCAAGAAAAGTTCAGGGCAGAAAAAGAACTTTTCTTGATGAATATGACACAAAATCGACACACCACGCATAA